GTTTCTGTTGTTTCGTCACCTGTGTCTGATGCTGAGTCTTCCTCATCACCACAGGCAAATAGTAAAATTATTAATAATATATTCATTCTTCCTCCATTTTGAAAAAATGCCCCAAATTTATAGTGCTGGGGCTATACACTCGACTTCTCTAACTAACCATTGCGGTGTCATTATTCATAAACGACTTTAATGCATCGTCAACAGTCTTCTTTCTGTTATATTGTTCCGTTTCGCTTGAGAGAGACTCTGAGGATTCATCGGAGGATAAGTATTCATCCAACAGCGATTGAACTTCGGAGGTAGAATGTCGTTGGAATATAGTCTCAATCTCAGGTACAGAACCTAACAGTTCATCACAATCAGCCACATCTTCACCACATAAGACTGATGGACGACGACGAGGTTTAAGCGAAGTCTTCGGAAAAGACCCCGGAGTTCCGGGAATGGAATAATTAAGAACAACATCGGTTCCTGTTTCGGAATTAGTGATATCGCCATAATCGGGGTCTAAGACATAAGATAACAAGGTCTCATAAGCCATTTTACCATAAGACCAGATTCTTACACCTTTTTTCTCTTCTCCTCTAACAATAATCGGAGAAAAGAAACGCTTTCGAGCAAATAATTTCTTTGCTTCTCTCTTAGCTGTATCATCAGTTTTCTCTACACCTTCGCGCCACAGCTTAGACGCGAAGTTACAGATTGGACAGTCTTCACCATGATTTCTCTTGGGACAAAGAATGCCGGGGTTTCTTCCTACATTATAGTGGAAGTGATATTCTTTAAAGGGATCGCCATCATCTGTTGGGAGAATTCGAATTGTTTGATCTCCTTCAGATGGTCGCCATTTTGTGTTATCTTGTTTTTTGCCACCATTACGTGACACTTCGAGCTTTGCTCTCATTTGTTCTATATTTAAAGCCATGATATTTTTTCCTTTTGTTAGCTAAGTTTTTTGTCCTTAAGGACTAAGGTCGGAGGGGAAAACCCCTCCGCCATAGTGGTTGAGATTCTTAATGTATTGAAGTCTACTTGTCAGGCCTCCTTACAATTCAAAACACTCAACACTTTTAATATAACCTATTGGTTATTACTTGTCAAATGAAATATTGACATTTCTTGATGAAACAGTCCCTACAACCGTTCCATGATTGAAAGTACGGAATCCATTATTTTCCGTATCATATACTACTTCGATCTCGCCATTGCTTCTACTATAGTTTTCAGTAGTAGTCTTAGGTGCCATATTGGTTGGGAGATCCCCAACCTTGACAAAGTTCATGGTTCGACGGGTTCCGTCACGCTTAACGAATGTTCCAGTATATTGTGTAAATGTACTCATGTTTCCTCCAGTTTTGTTTGATGAGTTGAATTTTGAGATTTTATCTTTTTTGATAAGGCGGAATGTGATATGATGTGGTTAAGGAATATCATCAAAGGCCAAATACAACATAAAGTTAATCTCTTGTGTTGACTTATATAATGTAGCCTATTTCGATTAGTTTGTCAAATAATTTTTTAATTTATTTTTACTTGGTCTCCATAGGTTGTATATAATGTGTCAATTTGATTGAATAAAAAAATGATTGTCTATGTCGAGACGAATAAATTGCAAAAGAAGAGTTAATTTCTTTCTCTTCATCAGCAAGAACTCGACCTCTTATAAGCGGAATCAAATCTTTATTATTTTCTAAGTTTTCTTTGCTTATGCTATAAATGTAGCATGTTTCAGTGGGGTTGTCAAGTAAAAAGAGCAAGTTTTCTTCATTTTTATCGAAATTGCCGATTGAAACTGTATAAATTCTTGAGATTTTTTTTGGTTCATGGAGAGACCCCATTACAGGATCTTCGGATTTGAACCATTCAACTGCTTCAATGGTGTTTGCTATGGTTGTATTGATGTTCTGATACATATCCATGATGGATTGATTTCCGATCACCTTAAGAACCTCTCTGTTGGAGATGATGCACATTTTGTTGATCAAACCTGATCTTGTGTATTCTTGGAGAACATTATATACGACCTTGTGTCTCCTCATGAGAGTTGGTCCCGACAGATCGGGATCAGGGCAGACATATATAATGTTTATTTTTTTCTTCTTTATGGTCTCCAATAGACGGAGAGTGGCGGATGAACACTTGCTTGCTCCGCAGAGCACAAACCAGCACTCTTCCTGCTTGAAGGTTAGCTGCTTCTTAAACTTGGGACAACATTCCTCAAAGTCCTCTTCCTTCTTACATTTGCTTGGAAAGTCAGATTCCGTTATGTAAATTTTCGTATGGATATCAGAGAACGAATTAACAATACTTGTTCCTGCGGAGCCTAAGCCGATTAAGACCATGATACCTCCACAAGATCACGCAGATTACGACCGACCTGAACGGATGAACGAAACCAACCAAGCCTTGTGTCTTCGAATATCTCTTTCAACTGAGGTAGCATATTGCGATCTTCAAATGCAAGATCAATCGTCAAGGAATCGTGAACAACCGAATGAACGAACGACTTCCGGCCATTGAGGAATTTGTTTATCTTGACACATTGAGTCATACAGTTGTCTGACGATGTGCTCTGCAACAGATAGTTGAGCGCATGGAAGTCATCTGCCTCTATCTCTCTACCGAAAGGAGTGGAGACCGAACCATCTTTATAATATTTATTTAATAAGAGTCTGCGATCATAATGATCCGATTGGATTGCATCGGAATGCGGATTGTAGAACCAAGCCAGAAACTTAGTCTTGGCTTCCTTTCGTTCTGTGACGTTTGTCAGCACGTTCTCCATATTCCACTCATGTATGTCCACAGTGGGGTGGGTACCAGTAGACAAAGAGATGAAGGTTCTGATCTCGGCACCGTTTAGATCGAATTGAACAAACACATCATTCTTCGGAACCACACAGTTCGCAATCTCCTTCTTAAGATTCATAATTGGGAATGAACCTTGTTTGGTTGTCAGACGACCAGTCTTAGAACCCCATATATCGTAGCAAATTGGCACGTTTTGACCGTTTAAGCTCCTATCCAGTGCCCTTGCCTTCAAATCCGTTTTGGATGCCTTTTTGAGGGCTTTTTGATCGATTAAGATAGGGTTATGGCCAATATCTGATGCCATCTGGTGAAGGTCAACCATAAAATCATGGTTCTGAGGTTTTTCGTTATGGCTGAAGACCCAATCGCATATTTCGTTTTTGATTTCACAATAATGCATCAAGTGTTGTTCGGGGATGAAATCAGATAAACAAAACTCTCCAAGTCTTATCTTGGCATTTACTGCGGAGTTGATGAATGATCGGATTTTTCCTTCTCGTTTTTCATATCTTGGTCTGAGGTGCTCTGGAGCCGCTTTAAGAATGGTGTCACCACCAGAATAGATGCTAGCATAACGAACATTGCGACCAGAAAGCCGTTCATCCCAATTCCAAGTTCCTGAGATGTTATCAGGGATTCTATCATATGTAAATGTTCCATCGCTGTATACTCCAAAACAGTTTTTCTTATTATCTAAAATCTGAAATAGCATTAATCCTCCAATCGTTGTTCTTGTTCTCTCTTGGTCAGCCACCCCCTGAGCCAGTTGACTCCTCCGGGTTTAGATTTGTATGTGGATCTGAACTGCTCATTAATATAACTGATTGCACGATTGATGTCAAACTTTTTTTCAAAAAAACTTGCTTGTCTTATTATCTTTTTTATATCTGGATCTCCAAATACTTTCTTTTCTTCTATATTTCTTAATTTAGTATATAATATTATAATATATTTATTATTAAATACTCTATTAAATGAATCTAAATTAATATTATTTCTTGTTTTTAATTTAACTAATCTTTTGTTTGACTTTTCACAATATGTTGTTTCCCTCTCATATCCTCTCATATCAGCAAAGTCGTTATATGCTGTATAGACTGCCCTTGCCATCTCATCAACATCTCTCAAATGGGTCAGTCTGAATTTTTTTGAAAACACTCTCTCGGGGGATCTCATAGCATAAGGAACCATGTAGTTTACCATGGCCGGAGACCCCAAGTCAGCACATATGACTGAAGGGTTTTTGTGTGAAACCATAAAACCATGCTGAACACAGGCATTTACATAAAAACCAAATGCTGGGTTGTTTAAAAACCTTTCCTCTTTGATCGAATCTACATCCTTGCCAAACCCACCTAAATCTAAAAACAAACCAGAGGAAAACGGATTGCCATTTGTACTTCTGTGCCAAGCAGTAAAAGTCATTGGGTATTGATCTGTCATCTTCTCAAAAAAAGGTAATAAATTATCTAAAAATGATTTTAAATTCATGATTTTTAAACCATATCGGTTCCCAACAATGTATCCATTTATGTAGATCTTCAACATATCGCCTATGTAGTCCCTGTAAGCGTTCGTTGGATCGACATAGCCTGCTTTTGCTGTGATTTTAGATAAATATGGATCACTAAGTGGGATTATGTTGTTAATGCATGCTTCCATGAAAACCTTTGTCAAACCATGGAAAGCGTCTACAACAAAATCCAAAGCTGCAAATCTATATTCTGCGTTGTATGGATATTTCAATTGTTTAATGAACTTAACGTCAGGAATAACAGAATTCATATTTGTATCAACCCTGCCGTAGTAATTCATCTCTATAAAGTTTAGATCTTCAATGCCTAATAGATTTCTCCCAACCTCTTCCGATGTTGCGTTGAGTTCGTAGTCTACCCTTTCGTAGAAAAGCGTTCTTGCTGACGTTATAGAGTTGTTTCCGTTAAATTTTGCCATATTAAAGTCCTTTGGGTTTCTTGCCTAGGTACCAATCGGATATTATTTTTTGAAGTGTTTTGGTTACCTTTTTACAGTTTGGGTTCCCTTCAGGTAAAAGATAAGATGTTTTTGCATCCTTGTTTTTTCTTTTGCCATTTACCGTCTTGAACAAAGGCTCGCCTGAATAATTAAACATTGCCGTTACGGTTGTTTTGTACCCAGAGGGACTTATAGAAGAATCTACCTTAGTCACCAAGTGATATCCTCCAAAGCCCATTGCGTTTGCTTCTGATCTGATATTTGTGGGATCAAAAC